GGCGTTTAAATTTAATTGAGCAAAAGCATCTATCATGCCTTTTGAACCCAATTTTGCTGCACCTAAGTTCTGGTTAAGCTTGTCCATTGCAGTAGTCATCAATTCAGATGAACCACCAGCTTGCACAAACGCATATTGCAATTTTTGGAATTCGGTTGTTGTCGTGCCAATCCGTGCCGCCGCATCGCCAATATCATCAGCCGCAGATAAAGCTTGCATTCCAAACGAAATCAAAGCCGCACCACCAGCCGCCGCTCCTGCTGCCATAGCCACGCCAACTGTCGCACCAATACGACCAACCGTCGCACCAAATGACTTTGATTTGTCTGTGGCTTCTTTTAAGCCTTTTTGAAAAGCAGCAGTATCAGCACCTACCGATACTAATAATGCGCCTATAACACCGTTACCCGCTGGCATAAGTTTTATGATTCCTCATATATCGGTCAAATGTTTTGATGATTTCTTCACCGCTCATGCGCTTTGGCGGTTCAAACATGGCTTTAAACTTCCCATAATCAGGGAATTTTTTCGGGTCATGCAGACTTAAATAAGCTATATGCCATGCAAGCCATATTGATTGATTGAATTGCGATTTCTCGCGATCAGAAGCGCCCTCGAAAGCTGCTTCTATTTGCCAGCTTTCAAGGTTTTCGATGCTTTCGGGGCTGTAACCTGCGGCGCACCATCTTCTGTAGAGGTCATAGCCGCTTCCTTCGCCCCGAACTCGTTTCCCGATTCAACAGCCGCATCTGCAAAAGCTTCAAGCCATTTGGCATTATCTTTTGACATAATATAGCCAGCTTCATCAAGTTCAATGCCGTCATTGGTTAGCGCCATCACCAAGTGAGTAATTGCACCCCTAAAGCCATCTTTTGCACGCTGCTGGATTTTGTGAAATGGAAGACCTGTCAAAGTTTCCGCTCTGATTTGGTCAACCAATTTCACGCTTACAGTGTATTCAACACCATTTGAACCAGTAAACTTACCCATGATTACACCACAGCCTCAGTGACAGCACCAGCAGGGGTAAACTCGATTGTGCAAGACATTTTATCATCAATCGGCGTTTCTTTTGAAATGCTTGTGATGAATGCGCCGAAAATACGAGTAGAAGAACCCGGCAAAGTGATTTTATAATTCTTAGACGTGCGTGTTAAGAATTGAGTGGTGATTGTGGTATATGTTGTGCTTTCACCATCATATGAAATGGTGATTGAAGCTGGACCATATTCAATCAAGCCAGCACCACGGCGTTTAATGCCATCTGTGTGTGACAACAAAGTATCATCCCATGTCCCCATGCTTGCTTCTGGCTCTTGGATAGACATAATATCTGCCAAGGTTGTGTATGTGCCTGGGCTCACAGATTCTATTGCAAAAATCGTGCCTAATGCGGTTGTTGTTGTAGCAGCAGCCATTTTAATATCTCCAATTCAAAGGCTAATTATGCAGTTTCTTTAAACCACACGGAAAATTCATAGAGCGCGCAATATATCTTCGCGCCGTTGTTTTCGTTTTTCTCGAAATATGTTTTGCCACGCTCTAAAAATGCGACAAATTCGTAACCGCCATGCGTAAATCTTTTACCGCTAATCGCGTCTTTTATGGCACGGCGTATTGATTGGGCTTCGGTTGTGCTTGTTGAAAAACAATCAAATTGCACGTTCTTAACTTCTAATTCATCATCACCAGAAGTTAATCTTTCCACATAATCACCAAAGCCAGTCAGGCGGACATATGGTAAAGCCGTGCCTTGGGTTATATCTTCCCACTCCATGCGGCTTGATACCAAAGCAGTCACACCAGTTTGGGTGTTTAAATATGCTAAAAGTGCAGTTTCCATTATTTCATTTTCGCCAATAATTTTGCAGCTTTTGCCGCTTGTCGCTTGCGTGATTTTTCAATATTTTCAGCTATGCTAACACTTAGAATATCCACGACCTCTTGCTGATTGTCGTCAAAAGCAGGTCTCATGAATGGCTGGGCAGGGCTGTGAACCGTGCCAAATTCTTGTGATAATGCGTAAGTTATTCTTGAACCAACGCCCACAAATACCTCTGCAAATGTTGCTGGGTTTTTGCGTCTTGCCTCACGCATTGCGGAAACAGCAGCTTTTCTATCCCCGCCATCTTTCATCGTTTTATTATAAGCAATTTTGCCAGATTCGTAATTTTTGGGCTTCTTTTTTGTCTTGATTATTGACGCAATCAATTTGCCACTATCTTTAGGCGCTAAAGCCTCAGCCGCATCTTTTATAGGGTCTACAGCTTCCATAAGGGCTTTTACAAGCGCGTTTTTGGTATTGGCTTTGCCTAACTCTAGAAATGTTTTTTCCAGTTCTGCCAAGCCTTCAATCTTGAAAGTGTTTACCACTTAATCCGCTCTTGCAGTTGCCGTAAATTCTAAACCTTCGCGCCGACCTAACTCAAATGGTGGTGCGTCAAGTTCATAAACAACGCTATTATACTCAACTCTATCCTTGGCTTTTAACCCCGCCATGTCTGAGGAATATCTTATTTTAAATTTGTATGTCAGGCGTGATTTAGTATCAGCACCCGCGCTATCTTCATCACCGCGAAATGGAACTACATTAGCCCAGACAATGCCTAAATCCACAATCACTTGTGTTGGCTTTCCATGCCCATCTCTTGCACCATCACGTACGGCTTGAACCAAGACGCGGCGATCTAATTTCCCCGCAATCATACCACCCAGCCACGCCTGCGATTTGATAATAAAGCCTGCACCCCTAAAGGTATTTCACTGCCAACACTGCCTACAGCTTCACGATTTGCATAATAATGCCCAATCAAAAGCAATGCCGCTTGTTTAATTTCAGATGGCACATTTTCTGGTGAACCATAGCCAACTGTAAACTTAATTTGCATCGCGTCCCAACGATAATAAACAGACGGAAAATTGCCAGTAGGCCAGATATAAGCCTCATCTTTATTTGCCGCTAAATTCCAACCCGCTAAGTCCGCAGTTATTAAGGTGTTTGTGCTGTCGTAATATTTGATTTCAGTGATTGCTTGAACATTTGGAAGTTCAATTTCAACCCTGTCATAATTGCATGGTAGAAAAGTCAATTTCCATGTTTGTGTAACTAAGTGATGCCCACACAAGCCCTCAGTGCCATCTAATTGGCTTGAAGCCGCGCTAATCAATGCCTGAATTAAAGCATCATCATCATTGTGGTCAACGTGGAGGTGGTTTTTAGCCTCGTCCAGTGTCAATAATGATTCAGGCGCGACAACGCGCTCAAGCTTAGTTATGTCAGGGACAAAGTTCATTTATCTAATTTCTTTTGAAGGTGTGCTTTTTACAGCGCGCTCAGCTTTGTTTTCAATATAAGCAATACCTCTGCCAGACTGGATAAAAGCTAATGCTTTTTCATTCGGCAAATCAATAACATCACCAACTTTTGAATTAAGCCTATCAATCAATAATTTTATTTTCATAATTCACCCTTGAAAATTGGGGTGGATATTTCACCACCCCAAATCATTATTAAGATGCAGCAGTAATCAAGTGTTTGATTGCCGCTGTATTGATGCATTCACCATCAAATTCAGCAAAGCCAATGAAGCCTGTTTGGTCATTAGCTGCAAATAATTCGTCAAGGCGACGCATACGATACCCGCCATTTTTACGAACATAATATTTGCCAAAGTCACCAAACAACACAGCTTTTTTAGCCGCAGTCGTGCAGTTGTCCATTGCTTGGTTGATGTAGAATGGTTTGCCAAGAATTGTAGATGGCACGCCTTTTGTGAAATCACCCAATTGCAATAAATAATTGCCTTGACCGTCTTTCAGTTTGCGAATGAATGCCAAAGTAGTATCATTGAACATGAATGCCGCTTTTGGTGATAAGCGATAAGCAGGATCAATAGAATGCTGCAAAGCAATCAATTCATCAGCTGTAATTGTAACATCATCAGCCGCTGTAACACCAAGTCCCGAAGCCGTCACAACGCCATTTGGTTGTGAAGAACCAGAACCAGTTGTTAATGCAGTGTTTGCTGTTCTGCCAAGGCGTTCAGCAAATAGTTCAACAATCAAAGATGCAATATCAATGCTGGCTTGATTTAACAAAGTAAACGGAACACGCACAATTTCAGTATTATACATGTAAGCATTCAATGGTTTAGTGCCAAAGACCAAATCATTGCCGCCGTCATCAGTTACAGCGGCATTTTCAGCTTTCAATTCTGCCACTTTTGAAGTGTCATCAATTGTTGGCCAATTAATTTGTTCGCCCGAAGTTGTGTTGATTACACGCACCACATTAGGGTCAAACATTGGGCCATAAGCAAGCATAGCTTTGTCTAATTCTGCCGCCAATTTAGTTGGAACTACATTCCCACCGCTTGAACCAGTTGCAGTTGTTTGCGCACGAGATTCTGCCACATAACCAGTGCGCAAAATAGCGCGCTCTTCACGGGATAATTCACCAGCACCATGTATAACCATGCGCGCAAAAACATCATCATAAGACAATGCTTCACCTTGAGCAGCCGCAGAAGCGCGACCTTCAAAGTTCGGACGACGGTCTTCAATAAATTGCTCTGCCGCGCGGGTTGCATCACCAAGTTTTTTTGCGCGCTCTAAATTTGCGCTCAATTTATCATGGTCTGCCATCATAGCGTCAAATTCACGCTCGATTTCTGCTGCACGTTCTGCTGGGGTTTCACTTGTAATTTCATCAAATTTCGAACGAGCGTTAGTAGCTATGCTCGCCATTTGCTCGCGAATTTCTTTAACATCAGACATTTTTAATCTCCTTGTCTATTGTTTGAAATAGGCTTTGGCGCATCGCCTTTGCCGTTCTCTTGCAAAGTTCTACTTGCAAGGTCTTTTTTCATACGGATACGCAACGCAGCCGCATTAAAATTCTTTTGTGCTTGTTCTTGCGCTTTATTTTTATTTCTAAATTCTTCTAAAGAGCGAACAGCAACATTTGTTTGTGGATACGCACCGCGAGGGGTAATGGTCACATCAAACAACTCACCCACGCGGGTGATTGTGCGAATTGGAAGCCCATCTGAGGTATCATTCCAAGATTCTGCACCACCTTGCATGGTGAAAGCAAATGACATTTGGTCAA